TAGAGGTTAAGTTCAAATGATTGATCCCTTCACAGCTTTTGCTGCAGCACAGACAGCTGTATCCGCTATTAAGAAGGGTATTCAGTTAGGCAAGGACATTGGAGGTATCTCTAATGACTTAGCTAAGTTTGCTGGTGCTGTCTCTGACTTAAGCTTTGCACATAAGCAGTCAGAGAACCCACCTTGGTATGCGGTACTATTAAGTGGTAGTGGTCCTACTGCAATGGACATCTTCGCTAAGAAGAAACAAGCGGAGGCTCTACGTGCCGAGATTAAACAATATATTCAGTTTGCTTATGGGCAAAGTGCTTGGGAAGAGCTTCTCCATATTGAAGCGCAAGTACGTAAAGACCGTCAGAAAACTATGTATCGCAAGGCTGAGATTAAGCAGACTATTGTGGAGTGGTCTCTTGGTTTACTGGTTGTTCTATCAGGAATTGGTATTCTTGGCGTGGGGATTTATTTCCTTGGAAAGCAACAAAATAAATGGTAAGCTTAAGAAGTAACAGTAACTAAGGAAAACAACATGGCACGACAACTAACAGAGAATCAACAGAAGTTCTTGGAAGTACTCTTTGACGAGGCGGCTGGTGATGTTGTTCTTGCTAAGAAGATGGCTGGCTACAGTGACAATACACCTACACGTCTTATTGTAGAGGCTCTCAAGGATGAGATTGCTGATGCCACACGTACACACTTCGCACGTTCAGCACCTAAAGCTGTGATGGCTCTGGTTGGTGCATTGAATGATCCTACTGAGTTAGGCATTAAAGAGAAGATGGCAGCAGCAAAAGACTTGCTTGATCGTGCAGGACTTGGTAAAGTAGAAAAAGTAGATGTATCGTCTTCAAGTGGCGGCGTCTTCTTTCTACCATCCAAGGAAGGCAAGAACGAGTAACAATGAAGCGACAGTCTTTAGGGTACTGGCAACTGCCTAAACCCCATAGAGGTGAAGAGAAACAGTGGCACATTATAGTTCGTACAACTAGACAAGTGCCATACGGTTATAGAATACACCCTGATAATAATAAACTACTAGAACCTATCCCTACTGAGTTAGAGGCATTAGAGCTTGCAAAGCGTCACTTAAAGCAGTATGGTTACAGAGAAGTTGCTATCTGGCTAACTAAGCAGACAGGGCGTTACATCTCACACATGGGTTTAAAGAAGAGGGTAGACATTGAGCGAAAACGTAAGACAACAGCTAGAATTAAACGCAAGCTTGCCCAGCGGCTCGAAGAAACGCTTACGGAAATCAAAAAGCTCGAAGAAGAAAACATCGGAGCCTACAGAATCATCGACTCCTCAGACGGTTGAACCTGTAGTAGAGCCAGTGTATGCTCAAGTTAAAGCACCAGACCTTGATGTAGAAGCAGCTCAAGACATCGTGTTTAAGCCCAATCCGGGGCCACAGACAAACTTCCTAAGCGCCTCTGAAAGGGAAGTATTGTACGGCGGGGCAGCAGGTGGTGGTAAATCTTATGCCATGCTTGCTGACCCGCTACACGGTTTAGGTAATGCTAACTTCAGTGGGTTGCTAGTACGACATACTACAGAAGAGCTACGTGAACTTATCCAGAAGAGCCAAGAGCTTTACCCTAAAGCTGTACCCGGCATTAAATGGTCAGAGCGTAAGTCACAGTGGACTACTCCACAAGGCGGAAGGCTCTGGATGTCGTACCTCGACAAAGACTTGGATGTTACACGCTACCAAGGACAGGCGTTTAACTGGATTGGCTTTGACGAACTTACACAGTGGCCTACACCTTATGCGTGGGACTACATGCGTTCTCGACTACGTAGCGCTCACAGTACAGACTTAGGTTTGTATATGCGTGGTACAACTAACCCCGGCGGCGCTGGGCATGGTTGGGTTAAGAAGATGTTCATTGATCCTGCACCTTCTAATGAAGCGTTCTGGGCTACGAACATTGAAACAGGTGACACTATTACGTTCCCTAAAGGGCATAGCCGTGCGGGTGAGCCTCTGTTTAAGCGCAGGTTTATCCCTGCTAGTTTGTTTGATAACCCTTACCTAGCTGATACAGGCGACTATGAAGCCATGCTTCTGTCATTACCTGAGCATCAACGTAAGCAACTACTTGAGGGTAACTGGGACGTCAATGAAGGAGCTGCATTTCCTGAGTTTAATCGAAGAATACACGTTACTGAGCCTTACGATATTCCAGACTCGTGGCCTAAGTTTAGAGCTTGCGACTACGGTTATGGCTCCTACACTGGAGTTCTCTGGTTCGCTGTATCACCAAGTGAACAGCTGGTTGTCTACAGAGAGTTATATTGCTCTAAGGTTACAGCTACTGATCTAGCAGATATGATCTTGGAAGCTGAGGCAAATGATGGTACTATACGTTACGGAGTGTTGGACTCCTCTCTCTGGCATAAAAGAGGTGACACAGGTCCATCACTAGCAGAGCAGATGATTATGAAGGGGTGTCGCTGGAGGCCATCGGATCGCTCTCGTGGTTCACGGGTAGCAGGTAAGAACGAGATCCACAGACGTTTGCAGGTAGATGAACACACAGAAGAGCCTAGACTTGTATTCTTCTCTAACTGTATTAGCACAATAGCACAGCTACCTATTATCCCGCTAGACAAGAGAAACCCTGAAGACGTTGACACTAACGCAGAAGACCACTTGTATGACGCATTGCGATACGGTATCATGACAAGACCTCGTAGCTCTATCTGGGACTTCAACCCAGCAACACAAAACTCTGGCTTTCAGATGTCAGACCCTAGCTTTGGATACTAAATAAATGGCAGATATAGATGACCTCTCATACGAAACAGATGAAGTAGTTGCAGCGGAAGAGCAAGAAGATAGTTTGTTCGAGAATGTTAGTAGCATTGTTTCATTTGTTACAGAGCGTTTCAATAGAGCTGAGGATGCACGGCAGGCAGATGAAGAGCGTTGGCTACGTGCTTATCGTAACTATCGTGGTATCTACGGCCCAGATGTACAGTTTACTTCCTCTGAGAAGTCTAAAGTATTCGTTAAAGTAACTAAGACAAAATCTCTTGCAGCCTATGGTCAGATTGTTGACGTACTATTCGGTAACAACAAGTTCCCGCTCTCTGTAGACCCTACCGTACTGCCAGACGGTGTAGCAGAATCTGTACACATTAACTTAGATCCAAACGCTGAGAAGGCTACGGATGAACTGTCCTCTGCTTTCACTAACGGAACGCCTAAGCCTTACCTTATTGGTCCTGACACAAAGCTGCAGCCGGGTGAAACCATGTCGGACTTGCGTAACCGTCTTGGACCTCTCTCAACCAAGCTAGATAGTGTATCTGATAAGATTGTTGAGGGTAGCGGCACTGGTCCTACTACAGTAACATTCCATCCTGCTATGGTAGCAGCTAAGAAGATGGAGAAGAAGATCCACGATCAGCTTAACGAGAGTGGTGCATCTAAGCATCTACGCTCTATGGCTTTCGAGATGGCGCTACTCGGCACGGGTGTTATGAAGGGTCCATTCGCTGTAGATAAGGAATACCCTAACTGGAATGAAGAAGGTGAGTATGACCCTCTAGTCAAGACTGTACCAGCAACTAACCACGTGTCTATCTGGAACTTCTACCCTGACCCTGAAGCTACATCTATGGATGATGCAGAGTACGTCATCGAGCGTCACAAGATGTCACGTAACCAGCTTCGCTCTTTGAAGAACCGCCCTTACTTCATTAATGATGCTATCGAAGACTCTATCGCTGTAGGTTCTGACTATGTGCGTAAGCACTGGGAAATGAAGATGGAAGACGATAATGTCATCGACACTAGCTCTGAGCGCTGGGAAGTGTTGGAGTTCTGGGGTTTCGTTGATGTAGAGCTTCTTGAAGAGAATGGCGTTAAGATACCCAAAGAGCTTAAAGGCTTGTTTGAAGTAAATGCTAATATCTGGACAGTAAACGGTAAGATCATCCGTTGTGTTCTCAACCCATTCAAACCATCACGTATTCCTTACTATGCAGCACCATATGAGCATAACCCTTACTCCTTCTTTGGTGTAGGTATTGCTGAGAACATGGATGACACACAGACACTGATGAACGGCTTTATGCGTATGGCTGTTGACAATGCTGTACTATCTGGTAATCTTCTTATTGAGATTGATGAGACTAACCTTGTACCGGGTCAAGACCTCTCTGTACATCCGGGTAAAGTTTTCCGACGTCAGGGTGGCGCTCCGGGTCAAGCGATCTTCGGCACTAAGTTCCCTAACGTAGCACAAGAGAATATGCAGCTATTTGATAAAGCTCGTGTCTTGGCTGATGAGAGTACAGGCTTCCCTAGCTTCGCTCACGGTCAGACAGGTGTATCAGGTGTAGGACGTACAGCTTCGGGTATCTCCATGCTTATGAGCGCTGCTAACGGTAGTATCCGTGCTGTAGTTAAGAACGTAGATGATTACCTCTTAGCTCCACTTGGACGTGCCTTCTTTGCTTTCAACATGCAGTTTGACTTTGATGAATCTATTCGTGGTGACTTAGAAGTTAAAGCTAATGGCACAGAGAGCTTGATGGCTAATGAGGTACGCTCTCAGCGTCTCATGCAGTTCCTACAGGTAGCTTCTAACCCAATGCTGGCTCCTTTTGCTAAGATGGATTACATTGTACGTGAGATCGCTAAGAGCATGGATCTTGATCCTGACAAGGTGACTAACTCCATGCAGGATGCTGCTATCCAAGCTGAGATCCTCAAAGGGTTCCAACAGCCTGCTCCAACACCAGACATGGGTGCTATGGGTGGCCCAGCGCCAGAGGGTCAAGCTCCTGCAGAGCCTGCCGCTAATCCACAAGACCAGACAGGTGCAGGTGGTGGCACTATTGGCACAGGCGTAGCACCAACACCGGGTGAGCAAGGGTTTAGTGGCAATGTCGCTTAAGAACTTTGTAAATGATAAACCTCAGTGGGATGCTTTCTGTGAAGAACTAGATGTTTGGATTGCTGACCAGCACAAGAACCTAGAACAAGCAGAGAGTATCGCTGAGGTAAACAGGGCGCAAGGCTCTATAGCAACACTACGCAGACTTAAATACTTGAGGGATAAAGCGAATGGATGAACAAATGGAAATGGCCTTTACAGAGGCTGAACGTGTAGACCCTGTGAGTGGTAACGATGTACCTCCCGGCTCTTTGCCAGAAGAAGTACGTGATGACATTCCTGCTATGCTAAGTGAAGGCGAGTACGTTGTACCTGCTGATGTACTACGTTTCTATGGTATGAAGTTCTTTGAAGATCTACGTAATGAAGCTAAGATGGGCCTGTCACGCATGGAGCAAGACGGACGCATTGGTGGTGAACCTGTAGCTGGACCTGAGATGGGTGGCGGTCAAGAGCTTAGCCCTGAAGAACAGGCAGAGCTTGACAGCATGATGATGGCAGTAGGTGGCTTCGTACAACAGCCTACAGAAACCTCACAGACAGACCCATACATGCAACAACAGGCTATGTATAACACTGGCGCACCTAAAGCTGTTGGCAATGCAGGTTACGCAGATGGTGGCATGATGAACAGAGACTGGGCTAACTTTAATCCGTGGGCCGAAACCAGTCAACAAACAGAGCAGAGTGTACGAGTTGTAACTCTATATGGGCCTTCTGGTCAGGTAGCTACTGTTACTCTGCCTGCACAACAGGCTCAATACGATGAACTGTTGGCTTCGGGTTACAGGGAAACACCTGTAGCTGTTACTACAGAAACTTCTGTATCTAAAGATACTGGTGGTGGTGGCGATGGCGGTGGTGGTACATTTGCCCAAGCTAAAGCAGGTAAACCTTACCGAGAGATGACCCCAGATGAGCTAAAGAAAGCCTATGAGGATAACCAGAAGGCAAGAAGTATCATGAGAGGTATGTCTATGATAAATCCTGTTATAGGCTTAGTTGGTATGGGTGCAACAAAGTTTGCTGAGAGTCAAATCGTAGAAGCTATGAAAGAGAAGAAAGTAGATCTTCCTGAAGAAAAAGACTTCTTTGATACTATTCTTACACCCTTTAAGAGCTTCTTTGGTTTGGACAAATCAGATGCTACTACTCAAGCACCCACCGCTGCTGCAAAGGTACAAGCTCAAAAAGGTGATGATAGGACATCTACTCTAAGTAGCACAGGCCGTTCAGATAGATCTTCAGAGATTTCAGTAGGCCAGTCTAACGTCTCAAAGGGAATGTCAGGTAAAAGTACTGACTACAAAACAGCTGCTGCTGAGACTGCTACAAAAAGCCTAAGCTCAGAAGAGAAGAAGGGCGGTGCTTCCTTAGATGAATCGTTTGGTATTACTGGACTGAATAAAGGTGGCTTGATGCAGAAGAAAAAGAAGAAAAAGTAAGACTACCAACACTAACTATAAGGCTACCCAGCAATAACGCTGGCCCCACATAAAAGGACTAACAAATGTCGGAAGCACAACTTATCAAGACAGACTCTATGTCACATGAGCGCAACGCTAAACGTGTTGCACGAGATGAGGCAGAACTAAAAGAGCTACTACAGCAGGCAGGTGTCATTGATGATACTGAAGAAGAAGAGCCTCAACAAGAAGAGGTTGCTGTAGAAGCTGAACCTGTAGAAGAACGTAAAGCAGAAGTTAAATCTACAGAAGAGTCTGATGATACAGAGCTGAGCGCAGAAGAGAAGAACTTCAAGAAGCGTTATGGTGATCTACGCCGCCATGTACAAGACAAAGAGCAGGAGTGGAAGGTTAAGTTTGAACAACTGGAAGCTCAACTAAACGCAGCTGCTAAGAATGAGCTTGTACTCCCTAAGTCAGAACAGGACATCGAAGCATGGGCTAAGAAGTACCCTGATGTAGCGGGTATTGTTGAG